CAATGGGGGGTGGTGCTCAGGAGGCCCTTCGGGGCCCTGTACTGAGGTGGAGTTTGCTTCCTTAGCAGGCAAAGCCTCACGGTCTTAATGACGGAGAGACTGATTTGCCAAAGCGATCATACAGTCGACCGGATGATATCTGGTCTGGGACGTCGTACACGAGATCAAACTCGCGATCGGCGTGCGGAGCTCTATACCAAGAGCAAGGCTCGTGGTGGGTAAGTAGGAACAGGGGCCAGTATTCTGGCGCCTCAACTCCTAACTTTCACCAACGCCAAAAGCGTGGTGAATTCCTGCCGCTAAACCCGTATGTTCGCTGGGATTACTGGGCAATCCGTAATCCTGGAACTGCTGTGGTATCTCATCAGACACCATGGTGTTCCAGCAATGTACAGACCCACACCCATAACGGCGTCGCACCTGGCACTCTCATGAGTGTCAACGGGGACTACGTGTCAAATATCCCGGACTTTGGTCCGGTTGACTACGATGCCCTCTTGGTTCAGGCAATCGCTGATTGTCTGCCAAGTCTCGACGCGGGTACAACACTTGCGGAGGCGCATAAAACGGTGGATATGGTGCTCAATGTCCGAAAGGACGCCAAGCACTTGATCTCCACAGCCTTACGCGGTGGTAAGCATACTGCAAAGGCCGCAGCTGATGCCTGGATGGCATGGCGCTACGGTTGGCAACAACTCGGTTATGACATAAAGAATGTCGCCGAGGCCGTGCAGACACCCTTTCGTCCGACTATCGTTAACGGTCGGGCGGGGAGCTCCTATAAAGATTCGTCCACTACTGTGGATAATCTTGACTGGGATTACTCCTGGGTGCGAGCGGGAAACAAGGCTAAGGTAAGCCTTACAACGACAGTATATGTCGATGTTTCTCGCAGAGCTAATGCTTACGTTCGGTGCAATCATCGCACAATAAATGCTATGATTGACATTCCCATAACTGCTTGGGAACTTGTCCCTTACTCGTTTGTGGCCGACTGGTTCGTCAATATTGGCGATATCCTGAAGGCATGGCGCGTCTTGCGCACATATGAAATCCTCGCGACCTCTATAGGTTCAAAGGAGAACATCACAGTACAACGAGACTGGCTCATGTCCGGGGTCGAAGGACCCGACATGGTTTCAGCCAGTGGGGCTGCCGGACTTACCGAGATTTATACGGGAAGATCCCGTAATCACGGTTGGGTTCCATCCCTAGTTCCGTCAGTAACCGTTGACTTGAATAGCAAACGCATCGCTGATGCTGCTGCTATGCTCGTCAAACGTATCCTCTAACAGCCTTTAGGAGGCATGTCATGGCAAGTTTTGCCACTTCGATCAGTGAATTCTCCGATAAGGAGAATAACCGCACTTATATGATTGCGGGACACACGGTCGCGGCACCGCGTCTGGTTATCCAGAAGCGCAAGGTGCCTACTACCACGACTGGGGTTTCCGAATCCCACCTTATGGTAGTCTACGGGACCGACGATGCTGAGGGTAATCCCCTCACGTCGAAGGTCGTGTTCGATGCAGGCGTTCGCTATCCAGCGAACGGTGATGCTGCGGATGTCACAGCGGCTCTTGCCGTGTTCCGTGACTTCGTCGCGTCTGACGAGTTCACTGCAATGGTGAGCTCACAGGCGTATGTCCAGTGAGACCGATGATCCCGTAGAGATACGGGACATACGGTTTAACTACCTGCCACGATTGTTATTCGTAGCAATCATCCATGCAGTAGTTTTCGCCTTTATCTTCGGATTTGGCGTATCACTGGAAAGGGCTGATACCAAACTGGTTGTAGCCCCGCATCACGATAATGAGGTACCTCGCAATGAAGACCCCATCAAGCCGGTCGCGCGAGCGACTAGACCCATTCCGGGCGGCTTTAACCCTGCTGAGAACACTGCTCCCATCCCCAAACCACATCCGATCGCGGATTGAGGGGATGATACGGGCGAGAGACATTGCGTCTCTTGCCTCTCTTGGTCAGATCGCCGATGATGAGTATCAAGAAGGCGAGCTCTGGTCTGTTCTGGCTGAACGCCAGATAGCTGCTCTCTTTAAGAAGAATGAGCAGTTTTCAGACGATGACATTTGCTCTGCCGCTGCGGAACGTTCGTTCTTACGCGGTGAGAAAATATGTCGTATCACCAATAAACGTCTTGACTGGTACGGTACTCAGGAAGGTCGCTTGAGTGCGACTCTGAGCCGTCAGGTTGAACGTATGCAACAGGAGATTCAAAACCTCCTGGGTGACAGAGCCGACTTCGACGGCGCAATGCCGTCGTTGATTCGTCTGACCAATGGAGCAACCGAGGACCGTCCGCGTAGGCGCTCAATACCGTTCCTGAAAGTATCAGGACACCTACGAGCCCCGCGCGCGGCGATTTCCTCACTGGGTCGTCTACTTCAGTTTCATGGAGTAGATCTATCCTCCTGCCGTTTTACTGGCGTTGAGCGCAATGCTATTACGCTGGTACCGAAGAACTGGAAAACTCATCGCACTATTGCGAAGGAGCCAACACACTCACTCCCGTTCCAACTCGCGTTGGACTCTTGGTTTAAATCCAAGTTACGGAAGTGGGGGATTGACTTGAGTTCCCAGGCGAAGAACCAGGAATATGCTCGAATCGGATCCATAGATGGGTCCTTATCGACCGTTGACCTGGAAATGGCTTCTGACACGCTCAGTTTTAATACTGTAGCGCTGTTACTGCCATACGATTGGTTTGAGCTTCTATGCTCATTCCGCTCGTCTTCGTTTGTGTCTCCGTGGGGATCCGGCAATTATGCCAAATTCTCCTCTATGGGAAACGGTTATACGTTCTCCCTTGAGACACTAGTCTTCACAGCAGCTGTCCGTGCTGTCGGTTCTCGACAGTACGCCGTCTATGGCGATGACATCGTCCTTGAGACTCACTTGGTTCCTAACCTTGTGAAGCTGCTATCCTTCCTTGGATTCAAGGTGAATGTCGAGAAGACATTCTGTAATCCGCAATCTCGCTTCCGCGAGTCCTGCGGATGTGACTATTATAAGGGTCAATTCATTACACCCTTTTATCTCCGCGAATGTCCGAGAATATCGGATCGAGCGGGGATGTCACATGCCTTGAATGGTCTCATTGCCGCGGCTAGTGTACCAGGTCCCTGTTGGGATTGGTGTGCACAAACCGCTAAGCGATTTGGCCTCGCCCTCGTTCCCTGGAACGAGGACTCACGCTCGGGGGTATGGATTACACCTCGGAAAGCGTGGGAGACCGGAAGGTTAAACATTGAAAGGCGCCGTCACCGGGATCCTCAACCCGAGACGGTTACGTTATCTAACGGTGACGTAGTACGCCGATGGAGACCTATACGGGATCCGAATTTCGGATTCCCGGTCTTCAAAGGTTACACGCCTGTGCAGGACAGTCGCAAGACTGCTGGATGGAGGTCCCTGTATCTGTGGTTCCTTGAAAAGAACCGTGGAGACCAGGTGACAGACCCTCCGATGCCCCGTCGCCATGCTGTATACTTACAGCGATATATTGGCAAGGCACCGGAAGACGTTGACGGTATCACTGCAACAGTGAAGTCACGCGTCATAGTGAGGACCCGGTACGTACATGGTACGCGCCGGTTTAGTCCTGCAACCGCAACGACTCCATCATACCTCTTCCTTTGGGATGAGGTGGTGGAACCGGGTGCTCGCCCCTTCGGGGGCTAGCACCCGGAGTCGTGCCCTTGTGTAAGGAACACAACCC